TCCTTAGGGTTTAAGAAATACGACAATAAAGGAACCACCTCAAAAATAATGCAATAGATGAATGTAAGTACAAATACTAATAGTCCATTTCCTGATCAGGTAGTAAGTGATGCTGAAAAAGCAACGCTAGAATACGGATTACAGGTTTCTCGTGCTATTGAGCAAGAGTGGTTTAATTACGGGGGAGCAGGTTCGAATAGATACGCATCAAACTGGAATAACTTTCATAACCTTAGATTATATGCTAGGGGTGAGCAAAGTGTACAGAAGTACAAAGATGAATTAGCTATTAATGGCGATTTATCTTATTTGAATTTAGACTGGAAACCAGTTCCAATACTTTCAAAGTTTTCAAACATCGTGGCTAACGGTATTACTCAAAAGCAATACGATATATCAGCGTACTCGCAAGATCCTGAATCTTTAAAGAAAAGAACGGATTACGCAAGCAACATTTTGTTTGACATGAATACACAGAAGGAGCAAGCAATGGCTTCTGAAATGGTTGGGGTATCATTTAAAAAATCCGTAATACCAAACGGCGAACTTCCAGAATCTTTGGAAGAAAGAGATTTACACATGCAGCTCAGGTATAAACCAGCTATCGAGATTGCGGAAGAAGAAGCCATAAGCACAGTATTAGCCACTAATGAATTTGATTTAATTAGAGCAAGAGTAAACCAGGATTTAGTTAATATTGGGATAGGTATAACTAAAACATCGTTTAACCCCGCGGAAGGAATAGTTATTGATTACGTAGATCCTGCTTACTGCGTGTGGTCTTATACAGAGGACCCTAACTTTGGGGATATATATTATGTAGGAGAAGTTAAATCTATAACTATACCAGAGCTTAAAAAGGAATTTCCTTATATATCTAACGAGGAACTAGAAAAAATTCAAAAATCACCAGGTAACCGTAGAATGATACGAGGCTTTGAAAACTACGATTACAATACTGTTCAGGTAATGTACTTCGAGTACAAAACTTATACCGACCAGGTGTTTAAAATAAAAAGAACGGATAGCGGGCTAGAAAAAGCTATTGAAAAAACTAGCGAATTTGATCCGCCTCCAAATGACAACTTTGAAAGGGTTGCTAGATCTATTGAAGTGTTGTACCAAGGAGCTAAAGTTATTGGGTCAGACATAATGTTAGATTGGAGATTATCTGAAAACATGACACGCCCACTAGCAGACACAACTAGAGTTGAAATGAGTTACTCTATAGCTGCGCCTAGAATGTACAAAGGAGTGATACAGTCGCTTATAAGCAAGTGTATAGGTTTTGCCGATGTGATACAGCTAACGCATTTAAAAATACAGCAGGTGTTGTCTAGAATGGTTCCTGACGGAATATTCTTAGATGTTGATGGATTAGCTGAGGTTGATTTAGGTAACGGTACAAATTACAATCCAGCGGAAGCATTAAACATGTACTTCCAAACAGGTTCTGTTATTGGTAGATCAATGACACAAGACGGAGATATGAACAGAGGCAAGGTTCCTATACAGGAACTATCAAGTTCTTCTGGTATATCTAAAATACAATCTTTAATTACCGCATACAACTATAATATGCAGATGATTAGAGACGTAACTGGATTAAATGAAGCCAGGGATGGTAGTATGCCAGATGCTAACGCTTTAGTAGGGCTACAAAAAATGGCAGCAAACACGTCTAACACCGCTACAAAACATATACAAGACGCTAGCATACAATTAGCATTAAGCACTTGCGAAAACATATCGCTTAAAATAAATGATGTACTAAATTTCCCTCTTACTAAAAACTCTTTAATGAATAGTATATCTACTTTCAATGTAGAAACACTAAAGGAAATTGAAAATCTTAACCTTCATGACTTTGGTATATTTTTAGAAATGGAACCAGACGACGAAGAAAGAGCGGAATTGCAAAAGAATATTCAGATAGCTTTACAAACTAAAGAAATTGATATTGAGGATTCAATTGATATTAGTCAGATTAAAAACTTAAAGTTAGCTAACGAATTGCTAAAGCTTAAGCGTAAAAAGAAAAAAGAAAGAGAGCAGGCTTTAGTTCAGCAAAATATTCAAGCCCAAGCACAGGCAAACGCCGAGTCCGCGGAGAAAGCCGCAATGGCTGAAGTGCAAAAGCAACAAGCGTTGACAGCGGAAAAGGTAGCAATCGAGCAAGCTAAATCAAACTTTGAAATGCAAAGAATGCAAGCTGAAGCGCAGATTAAAAAAGAGTTAATGGCAACTGAGTTTCAATACAACTTAAAGCTTGCGCAGATGAAAGCTCAAGAAATAAAAGATAAAGACGCGCAAATAGAAGATCGCAAAGATAAGAGAATTGAAAAAGAGGGATCACAACAAAGCCAGCTAATAGAGCAAAGGCAAACGCAAGGATTGCCAAAAGACTTTGAGTCCGCGGGCAATGATAACCTCGGCGGATTTGATCTATCTCAGTTCAACCCACAATAAGTACCTATTTAATAATTATATAATATCATATCATGAGTGAAAAAACAGAAGGGTCCTTTAAGATCCAAACCAAACCGAAGCTTACTGCGGAGCAGATAGCCGCTAGAAACAAAGAGCCTCTGATAGACGTTCCAAGTAATGTAACTAGAGTAGTAATACCTAAAGAAGAAAAAGATGCCGTTCAAGAGCCAAGCGCAGAAAAAGTAGATGTGGATGAATCCGCCGGAGATAGTCCAACAATGGTTGGAGAAGTACCCGAGCAAGTCATAACAGAAGTTACCGAAGAAAGTAAACCAAAAAAAGAAGTAAAGCCGGCTGTAGCGCAGCCTGAGTTACCTGAAAACATTACCAAGCTGGTAGATTTTATGAAGGAAACAGGTGGCACAATGCAAGATTACTTAAGGTTAAACACTAATTACGACGACGTGGATCGTGACGTATTAGTAAAAGAATATTACAAAAACACTAAGTCTCACTTAAGTGCAGAAGAAATCGAATTTATGATCGAGGACAACTTTGCATTTGACGAAGACCTAGACGAGGAGCGAGATATCCGTAGAAAAAAACTCGCATATAAAGAAGAGGTTGCAAAAGCCCGTACGTTTTTAAATGACACCAAGGACAAGTACTACGACGAAATCAAGTTGAATTCGCCAACGCTTACCGAAGATCAAGCTAAAGCATCGGACTTTTTTAATCGATATAAAGAGGACCAGGAAAGAAACGTCGCTAACCACGATAAGTTTAAAGCCAAGACTAATGAATTACTTAATGAAAATTTCGAAGGTTTCGATTTTACATTAGGTGATAAAAAATTTAGATATGGCGTACAAAACCCATCACAGGTAGCAGAAAAACAATCAGACATCAGTAATTTTATAGGAAAGTTCCTTGGAAAAGATGGTACGATTGAGGATACCGCAGGGTATCACAAAGCATTGTATGCAGGTGCAAATGCCGATAAAATGGCAAATCACTTTTACGAGCAAGGCAAAGCCGACGCTATTAGAGATGTTGTAAGCAAATCTAATAACCCTTCAAGTGGAGCAAGAAAAGCTGCGCCAATGGACGGAGCCAAGTTTGGAGCATACAAAGTAAAATCAGTTTCTGGAGCGGACTCATCAAAATTAAAAATCAAAAAGTTTAAAAACTAAAAATTATGGCTTTATTACCAGAGTTTGGGAGTTTAATCCCATCACAATCACAGTCGTTACTCGCGACAAATTACCTACAATGGAACAACAACGGCGGAGCAGCCGGAGTTCCAGGAAACTTTGCTGACTTTGCGCAGCAGTATTTACCAGAAATCTACGAAGCAGAGGTAGAGCGTTATGGAAACAGAACGTTATCTGGATTTTTAAAAATGGTTGGCGCTGAAATGCCAATGACGTCTGATCAAGTTATTTGGTCTGAACAAAACCGTTTGCATATTTCTTACACGGATGTTGCTGGGCTAGCTAATGCTGCTCATTTAGATTTAACAACCGTGACAGCAGATGCTAGCGTTAATAACGTAATATCAATAAATGATACTATTGTTATTTTGGACCCAACAACTGGGGCAGAAGCGAAAGCAATAGTTACTGACGTACCGACTACTAACGGAGGTACTTTAGGGGATGTTGCGCATATTGCAGTTCAGTTATACAGCGGTCAAACAATCGCACAAGCTTTCCCTCCAGGAGGAGCAGCATTAACAGGTCTTAAAATATTTGTTTATGGTTCTGACTACTCTAAAGGAACAACAATTGGGGCAGGTGCAGGAAATTCTGCAGCAAGAGTTTCTGTTGAGCCAGTATTAACGCAATTTTCAAACTCTCCAATTATCATTAGAGATCAGTATGTTGTATCTGGATCAGATACCGCGCAGATCGGATGGGTAAATGTAGCGACTGAAGACGGAACTGATGGATACCTATGGTACCTAAAAGCTGAGTCTGAAACACGTTTACGTTTTGAAGATTACTTAGAAATGGCAATGGTAGAAGGAGAGTTAAACGCATCTACTTTAAATCCATTAACACAGCCAGGAACAGAAGGTTTGTTTGCGGCTATTCAATCAAGAGGAAACGTAGAGACTGGATTTACAGCGACTAACGGATTAGCTGAGTTTGATAACATTCTTAGAAATCTTGATACCCAAGGGGCTATTGAAGAAAACATGTTGTTCGTACAACGTCAGACTTCTTTAGACTTTGATGACATGCTAGCAGGTATTTCTTCAGGAGCAAATGGAGGAACCGCTTACGGTTTATTCGAAAACTCTGCTGAAATGGCATTAAACCTAGGATTCACTGGATTCCGTAGAGGATCTTACGACTTTTACAAAACAGATTGGAAATACTTAAATGATGCATCTACTCGTGGGGCAATCAATGGAGTTAACTCAATCGAAGGTGTATTAGTACCGGCTGGAACTTCAACTGTTTACGATCAAGTATTAGGAACAAATATCAGACGTCCATTCTGTCACGTACGATATAGAGCTTCTCAAACTGATGACCGTAGAATGAAGTCTTGGTTAACTGGATCTGTTGGTGGAGCAAGTAATTCAACCCTTGATGCAATGGAAGTAAACTTCCTATCTGAAAGATGTTTGATTACTCAAGCTGCTAACAACTTTGTATTATTCAGAGGAATCTAAGGATTCAAATTATGTAATTCTTACCCTCGTTATATCAACGGGGGTAATTATTACTTTTAAACTATTAAATTATATTATATTATGGCAAATAAAAAACCCGCGGCTAAAAAGGCCGCAAAAGAAATAGAAGTTGTAGAACAAGTAGTTGTGCCAACTGAAACAATAGAAAAAATGGTTACACCAGTTAAAGAAGAACTGGAGCCAGCTAAACCAGAATGGGAAATTAAAGATAGAATATATTACCTAACGGGTAGACATACTCCTTTAACTTTAACAATACCGGGTAAACATACGCGAAAGCATTCTTTACTTTATTTTGATCCCATAGACGGAAAGCAAAAAGAAATTAGATATGCAACAAACCACAATTCTCCATTTAAAGAAGAGCAAAAAGGGGAAGCAACAATGGGACATATCATGTTTAGAAATGGGGACTTGAAAGTGCCTAAAGAAAAACAAAACTTACAAAAGCTGTTGTCTCTGTACCACCCTTTAAAAGGTAGAATGTACGAGGAGTTTGATCCAGAGGAAGAAGCATACGATGATTTAGAAATGCTTGATTTACAAACAGATGCAGCTGTATTTGCAAGAGAGATGGATATAGACGACGCAGAAGCAATCTTACGTGTAGAAATGGGTAGTTCAGTAAACCAGCTATCATCTAAGGAAATTAAAAGAGACCTTAGGTTATTTGCTAGAAGCAACCCCGAGCTATTCTTAGAGCTTGCTCAAGATGAAAACGTTGGATTACGTAATACAGCAATCAAAGCAACCGAAGCAGGCATATTGATTTTATCTCAGGATCAAAGAACATTTTCTTGGGGATCTAACGGAAGAAAGCTAATGAGCGTTCCTTTTGATGAGAATCCTTACTCTGCAATGGCAGCTTACTTTAAGACCGACGAAGGCGGCGAAGTATTTAGATCTATAGAAAAAAAGTTTAATTAGTAGTTTTTAAAAAAACTATGTGATTATATTATAGATGGTGAATTAATTTTAGCCGGCTTCATCACTGGGGCCGGTTAATATTTATAATAAAACAAAAAAATGGCAGTAAATGTAGATATAGTTTATAAAACAGTGTTACTTATTCTGAATAAAGAGCAGAGAGGTAACTTATCTCCGGATGAATTCAATAAAGTTGCAACGCAAGTACAATTAGAAATCTTCGAGAGCTATTTTGATACGCTTAATCAACAATTACGTAGACCAGATAATGATACAGAATATGGCGATCGCATTAAAAATGTTGATCACAACATATCTGTATTTAAAACATACGGTAACGCAACTTACGTACCAACAGGCGGGTATTTTACTTTACCAACAACCTCAGGGTTGGGCGCTGCGGCGCAGACACTTACAGGTGACGGAGTTGCAATATCGTTTCCTTTTACATCGATAACATCTTCGCAGTTACA